CTGGGGCAATTGAAAGGGGAAAAGTAATCGGTTACAAAGCAGATGAAGCGGGATGTGGGGGGAAGACGTGGGGAGTGGTGGGATGATGATTAGAAAGTCTCTATGATTATTGATGAATTAAAATTGTTTGCTATTTTTTTCGCGCGGCGGCATTCGTTTTTGTGACAAATCACTTTTTGTGTGAATAAAGCCGTTCACAGATAAAATTCAAATTTATTTTGTCACAAACCTATATCAAGTCGTCCTTATCGTCACTCAGGTATATGGTGGTCCGACACATTATATTTTTTCCATTCTTTCAACATGGTCTTATTTAGCACAGGAATAATATTAATATCCACATTGATCTTCCCAGGGAATAATCTCGTATTTAGAAAGTCTTTACACTTCTTATCAGACGGCGTTTTTTCGGGAAGAATGTCATAAATAATATCAAGAAGTCGTTTAACTTCGTCTGCTGAAAGCGAAACAACAATGCGGCCGAAGTTCTTATCAATCGTCAAGTCAATATCCATGACAGTTCCACAACTATCTAACTCGTAAGTCTTCATACTTACATCCTCCCTTACAATCGTTGGTTTTTTGCGTCGTTGTTTCTCAGCAATTTTGTTAGGAAACGAAATGAATACGATGTTAGCTACTCGTTTCCGGACATATTGGTGAGACTTCCACTTCCTCCATCGGGGGCCTCATAGGTAGCTTTTAAGCGGTTGATTTCGATACGCAGCGCCTTGGACTCCACTTTACCCTGTGTCACTTCCGTCCGCAGGGATTCGTTTTCGGCCTGCAATGATTCGATTCTTACTTCCAATTCCGGTATTCTGTCACACAGCGCCTCAAGTCTGGAAATTCTCTCTTTAAGTTCCTTATTCTCCTGCATTACCTGTAAAAACTGCTGCTCACGCAAAAGGGCGCGCTTGAAGGCGTTTAGGTTGGCCTGGATGGCTGGGATCAGGATCGGATCGCCACTTGCAAAAATATCTTTTATGTCGGACATGGCCTGTATAACAGGGTCAATCCCGCCGTCGCTGTAGGCTGGAGCTGGTATTACGGCCGCTGCGGGATGCATGGGTAGGTCAGAACCCAAATTTTCCGGCATATTTTTATAAATAGTAACGGGCGAATGTGACGGATCATCAAGAAGTTCGGTAATATCCATATCCAAGGCTATAGAAAGAGCTCTTATCTTTTCATACTTGGACGGCTTAATTACCCCTCGTTCCCATTTTTGAATAGTCGTACCCGTGACGCCGATTTTAGCCCCCAAGGAATTAAGCGATAATCCTAGAAATAATCTTTTCTCCTTAATTTTTTCACCAATATTTATATCCAATAGATAACCTCTTTTGCCTTTATGTTAGTTGTCACCTTCAACTGCCAACCGACAACCAAAAGTGCATTTATTTATTCGGTTGGCGGTTAGCATATTACATTAATGATAATAACAACTTATAAGCAATAATTAAAAAAATAAAAAATTTAACCGACAACCTAAAAATATATGTAATATTTAGTTGACAACAAAAGTTTAATACTCTATAAAAGTTATCAACAAACCAAACCACTTTAGACAACAACTTTCTTCCGGGTACCAGCCGGAAGAAAAAGCAAAAGGGAGGAAGACATGTCAAACGAGTTCATCCCCTACAAAGACGTTCCACGGGAAGATCTTATAAAAGCCCTCCATTTGATGCTTTTTGAAATCGATTCCATCAGCAATACCAGTCTCGATGTTATGATAGGTGCGGCCCGGTTTGAAACACTACCCAGGCAACACGAGCTCGACACAAAAATTCGTGCACTTCTGCACTGCGATGATGACATGGGTTTCAGCGGCTATAAAAATGTCCCTGAAACGGATTTTCTCAAAGCCCTCCATCTCATGCTCGTCAACATTCACAACCAAGCCTATCTCATTATAAAATCGTTATGCAGCGAAGCGGCCTACGAGACATTTGGTTATTCTAAGGCGCTAACCCAGGAACAAGTTGCTTCACTGCTTCAATCAACGCCGGAAGATGGGGATGCTTGCTTATCTCCCACAGCGTCTTCGCCCACGTCTTCTTCTTTTCCGGGTCAATGTCCGGGTGTTTTTCAATCGCCTCGGCCAATTCAGTCAGAAACTGAGAAGGGCTGTTAATGATATGCGCCTGATTAATATTCCCGACAGAGCCGCCACTGACTTCAATGCTGTTATACACATGAGTCGCAGATGGATTTGGCGCATCGCGGCCTTCGATGTCCATGATGCCGTCTTCGGTTATGCGAAAATTCACTTGTCCGATTCGGTCTGCCAATCCCAGCGCCTTGAGGGCTCTCATCTGTTTTTCGATCACCTCAACGTCGATGTCCAGGTCATGGGCAAGCTCAACGGTCTTAAACCCCGCAGCCTTCCCGTGATCCATGAACAACTCATAAAGTTTTCGAAGAATCGCCCTGCGAATTTCGTCATCGGACATACTTGGAACCGTATCCATAACAAATTAATAATCACCAACGAGGTTTAATCCATGCATCCCGCAGACATTCAGTCCGCCCTCAAGAAAAACGGCATCACGCAGAAAGAGATCGCCGAAAAGCTGCGCGTTTCCGGCATGGCCGTTTCCCGGATCATCCACCGGCACGGCACATCCAACCGGATCATGCGAGCCGTCGCCGAAGCGATCGGCCGGGACCACCGCCAGGTATTCCCGGAATACTACCTGGCGCGTCCGAAACGGAAAACGTCAAAAGTCGCGGATATGTAGCCAAGCGCTTAGGTTTATCAATAAACCATAAAACGGGGAAAATCAATGTCCAAAAAGCAGAAATGTTTAGACAATCGCCAGATGGCCCTCGATTTTGACCAACCAATCCAAGTTTATACCCGCCTGCGGGAAGAACTCCTCCAGGACATCGAACCGCAACCGGAAAACCCCGAGTACCTCTACGAGGAATGCTGCATCGAGGTGGCGGTTGCCGCGAAGAAGGCCATCAGGGCCAGCGGCCTGTCCCGCGAGCAGGTCTGCGACGCCGTCAACGGCTATTTCGGCTGGCCGAAAGACGACAAGAGAAAAAGCCTGAGCATCCACATGCTGAACAACCATCTCTGCAAACCGGCGGAATATCCCCTGACGGCGGCCCTGATCCACGCGATCGACCGGGTGACAGGTTCACAGGAACCGCTGACGACCCTGGCGGAGTTGGAAGGGGCCCGGATGATCACCGGCGACGAGGTCCGGAAGCTCGCCCTGGGTAAAATCGACGACGCCCTGGCGGAACTCCAGAAGCTGAAGCGGACGTTCCGCACACATAATAAATAAGGAAGAGGAAGGCCAATGAAAGCGATCGTCATCAGAGACAAGACCCTGGACTGGTTTGAACGGATATGTAGCGGACCCTGGCTGGAGCGGACCTGCCGGGCCGTTTGTCTGTTCGCCGCCCTGTATTTCGGCACGGCGGTTGTGCGCGGTCTATTCGGATAGGAGCAGGACAATGCGGGAGAACGGACAGGAGCTTTTATCGGCAAAGGAGATTGCCGCGTTGATGGGAGTATCAAAACAGGCGGTGCAAAAACAGGCAGATAAAGAGAAATGGCCATTCGTTGAAGCGAAGACAAAGGGCGGCATGACCAAACACTACATCCTCCACGTCCTACCGGCGAAGATCCAGAACGCCAGGCTGGCGGCAAATCCCCTATATAATAATAAGGAAGGGGAACCATCCGGAAAGGGCGGCGAATCTCCCGCGCCGACCGTACCGGCTGTCCGCGCCCCTTCCTTATCCCCTGTTGTTTCCCTGCGGGAGATCATCGGGACGCCGGAAAACGGCAATCCCGCCGCCGCCTGGCAGGACCTGCCCGAGGTCGCCCGCAACCGTGGTTACGATATTCTGCTGATGGTCAACCGGGTCCGGGATATCCTGGCCAATGCGCCCCGCAATCAAAAAACGGCGGCATTGAAGGCCTACGCCGAAAGCGTCGGACGGGATCACCGGTCCCTCTACCGGGACGTCGGGAAAGCGGATCGGGCGCTAAAGGCCGCGCAGAAGTCCGGAACGGATACCATCCTCGCCCAGATTGAGGCCATTACCCCCAAATGGGGACGGAACCGGGACCGGGTCATGGCCTTCGACCGGGAGGCTGTCGTTTACGCCCTGGCCCAGTACCTGACGGGGGAGCGAAGAAATATTTCCGACGTTTACCGCAAGACGGTCGCGGCCGCGCGGGCGAACAACTGGAAAACCGGTACCTGCGCCACCCTCGGCAATTATCTGAGGCGACTTGATCCCGCCGTGACGACCCTGTCCCGGGAAGGTAAGAAAACGTTCGAGGCCGATAACATCATCAAGATTCTCCGCAATTACGACGAGATTCCGCCGAACTTCATGTGGTGCGGCGATCATCATATCTTCGACGTCTTCGTGAAGCTGCCCGACGGCAAGGGCGGGTGGTCGTTCAAGCGGCCCTGGCTGACGTCCTGGCTGGACATGCGGTCCCGGTCGATCATGGGCTGGTGCATTTCCTTCGCCCCGAACTCCCGGACCATCGCGATGGCGCTGTCCCACGCCATAGCATCGAAGAACGATCCGGATTTCCCCCAGTGCGGCCTGCCGTCGTCGGTCTATATCGATAACGGGAAGGACTATCGCAGCCAATACCTGAACGGGGAAGAGGTTTCCCTGGGCCGGATCGACTACCCCGACATCATGGCGCGTTTCGCCGCCCTGGGGATCGACCCCTTCTACATCGATCTGCAATTCGACCCGGCCCAAAATGCCTGGGTGAAGAAACACGGCGCCAAGTTCATCGAAATCAAGGGCGTCCGTGTGGGCGGCGTCTATGCCCGCCTGAACATCGGGCAGCGCTACGCTACGGCCTACCATCCCTGGGCGAAGCCCATTGAGCGGATGCATCGGACCCTGGTGCAGTCCTTTTCCCGGGAGTGCCCGGGATGGTGCGGCTCCGGACACGAACAGCGGCCCGAAAAGCTGGCCTTCGAGTTAAAGTGCGTTCACCCCCTGCTTACTATCGAGGAATTCTGCGACCGCTTTTACGGCTGGGTCGTGAACCACTACCACAAGCAGCCGCACCGCGGCCACGGCATGGGCGGCCGGACTCCTGATGAAGTGTTTCTGTCCCTGATGCCCGAGCCCCAGACGTGCGATCCGGCCATGCTGGATTTCGCCCTTCTGAAAAAGGACCGGGTGAAGATTCACAACTGGGGCTTCAATCTGCACGGACGGCAGTTCGAGCTCGATCTGCCCGCGAACCTGCAGGGCGGGAAAATCGCGAATATGCTCATCGGCGCCTGGGCGACGATCTTCTTCGACTACGAATTCAAGACGGTCCGCGTTTACCGGGACGATCACTGGTACTGCAACGCGCGCCCCCTGAACCGGGCCTCCTTTGTGACGCCCAACGATCCCGCGATGGTGGAAAAACTCAAGATCGCAGCCTACCAGAAACAAGCGGCAGCGGGGACCGTCCGCACGATTCAGGCACATCCGGTAGCGCAGGATGAAGTGGACGAGGCGCGGATGCTGCTCGCGATGACGGATCATACGGCCCCGGCCCCGGAAAACGGCGGCGAAGAATACGTCATGCCGGATGATAACGGATGCCCCGCAGCGGAGGATGAAAAGCCGATCTGGATCACCAGGCCGTCGCGTTATCAGGGCGAGATCCTGCCACTTATCGCCTCCGGCCGTGAATTGACGCCGGAGCAGCAGAAATTCCGCGACGACTTCGAATCGTCGCCGGAATTTCTCGAATCGCGTGAACTATACGAAGCAAAGCTGGACTATGAACGTTACTTATCGGGAGGAAAGGGAGGAAAGGTATGAATAAATCATTTATCAGAACGGACAATTACAACCGGGTCGCCGCCGCGGTGGACGCCCTGATCAACCGCGACAAGTCTCTTCCCGGCCTGGGACTGATCTACGGATGCTGGGGATACGGGAAGACTGAGGTTGTGGATCACTATTACGGTGCGTCGGAGACTCTCTACATTCGGGTCATGGAAACATGGCGCCCCCGCCGCCTAATGGAGGAGATGTGCCAGCTCATGAAGGCCGGACAGCCTATGTACCGCCTTGACCGCTTGTGCGACCAGGTGATCAACGCCTTCCGTCGCTGGCAGAAACCCCTTTTCTTGGACGAGGCGGATTATCTCTTCTGGGAAGGCGGAAAGATGCTGAACATCATCCGGGATATCCACGACATGACGAAGGTTCCCATCATCCTGATCGGCATGGAATCGATCCACGGCAAGCTGCAGAAATACGGGCAGTTCTTTTCCAGAATACTGCCGGCGGCCATCGTGGAGTTTCAACCGGTATCCGTACCCGAAATCGTCCTGATCACGAAATCATGGACCGGCCTTTCCATCTCCCCGGAGGCGGCGGCGCAACTCGGCCACTACATCGAGGGGGATTTCCGCTATCTCGTTGGCTACCTGCTCACTTTGGAGAACGCATGCCAGGTCAACGCCGTGACGACGATCAGCCCGAAGATGGTGGAGGCCGTTGTGGCGAAGGCGGAGAACCTGACGAAACGCCTGTACGGCATAAGGGAGGCAAAGGATATCCGCGTCTTGGGTAAGACACAGAATTGAGGAGGGAAAAGTCATGAATACCAGGGAATTTTGGGAAGAAATTGACGAGCTGATTCTTGCTTTCCGGGACGAACCCAAGACGGAAGCGGAGAAAAATCTAGATGTCAGCGCTTTCGGTCTCGCGGTGGCTGATCTCGTCGCCGATTTCGAAAGCGAGGGACATGAAATCGCCCTGCCCGGCGAAGAGGCGGAGTGGTCATGTCTGAGTTGCCGGAGGTGCACCGATGCGAAGCCGTAATCCTTTCAGCACCCAGGCGAAGGTGCGGAGCACCCTGGCGGCCTCCGACCGCCCCATGCGGATTCCGGAGATCCGGGACAGGATCGGCCTGTCCGGAGCGGACGGTTATGCCCGGGTCAACCGGGCCATGACGGATCTGCACAAGGCACGGCAGACGGAACGGGTGGGACGTGGCCTGTGGATCTATGCGGGGGACAAGCCGGACAGTGCCTATTGCGCCGCGCAACGGCGAATGCAGCGGATCATGTGGAAGCGGTCCAAATGCGGAGAATTTTTTACAGCCAGACGGATCGCAGAGCTTTCCGAAAGCACCCTCTGGTTCGCCCAGAAATATATCGCGTTTCTGTCCGACCGAGGCGTTTTGCGCAAAGAGGGAAAAATCCAGGTGGGAAAGGCGGCTTACGCGCCTCTGTACATCGGCGACGATGCCTATCTGATCACCGATGAGTGGCCCGTCATGCGGACGAAAAGCGGCATCCGTGAAATGGATGCCTGTCTGAATGAGATGCGGGAACTCGCCCAACGCTTTTTCGCCGTGGATAACCTGGATGCGGACAACCTTTTGAACCTCAAAGACACGGTATCGCGTTTGGGTGTGCTCGTCGACGAATGCGAAAATATAAAAAGTAATTTGCGACAAACAGGCAAAAAGGAGGTTGGGAATGGCTTATCCGGCCAGGAAGAACAATAGGGTTATTATGGCGGCACAGATCCGCTGCATCAAGACGGCGGTCCGTCAATTGGGCATGGACGACGCGACATACCGAACGATGCTCATGAGCGTCGCCGGCGTGAAGTCGTGCAAGGAATTGACGGACACGTCTTTCGACGCCGTCATGCGGCACCTGCGTGGGTGCGGATTCGATCAACAGTCCGGCGGTTATTGGGCCGCAAAGAAGAAATGGGATGCCCTGGGACACCGGTCCGGCATGGCAACGGCGGCCCAGCTTGCCCGGATCGAGACGGAATGGGCCGAGATGTCCTGGTATTGGGAGCCGAAAAAATTTGCCACGAGCAGGCTGGCGCTTAAGGCGTTCATCCGCCGTGTCGTCAAGGTTGACGACCTGAGATTTCTCAGTTTCGATCAGGCCGCACAGATTTTGACGGTGCTCGGGAAGCTGCAGAGAAAAGATGAACTTGGATCATAACGGCTGCGGCGTGGAAGGACACGCGATCATGATGTGGAGAGCATTATGGTGCCAACTGCGTAGCCCCTTAACAGCGGACAAGCCCTCTGCTGAGGAAACTCTTGCGCTGAGGCATTGCGCGCAACGATGGCAGCCGGTTCGTATCCGGCCAGCCGTTACCATAAATGACGAACAATAAAGGACCCTCCAGTGCCGCCCGGCTCCGAGGCGGTCCGGTGCCAGCCGGGCAATATCGGGCGCCATTATTAGCAGGGAAAGGAGAACAGCAGATGCGGGAAAACGATAAAACAGATGCGGAGGCGCGGGTCAAATTGCTTACCGCCCTGTCGAATCACATCGGCGCAACCAGGGCGATCGGAATGGGAGAGCTCTACCATGCCGTCTATGGCGAATCCTGGCGGAACCGGATCAATGACACCCGGCGGCTCCGGACGCTGATCACGAAGATGCGCCGGGAAGGCGTGGCGATCTGTTCCGTCTCAACAAAAGAGGGAGGCGGCTACTACCTGGCATCGGCCGGGAGCGAACTGGTTGCCTACCTGCGCCGGTCCAAGTACCGGGCGCTCCGGATCCTGGCGCGCGTGGCCAAAATACAGAAGGTGTCGCTTCCGGACCTGCTTGGCCAGATGAAGCTCGAAATGGAGAAAGACAATGAAAAAGCTGCCTGAAATAAGCCTTGCGGAGCTGAAGGAACAGGCCGACGCCATACTCGAAGACATGGTGAGCCTGGATGATGCGCTGACGCTCATCAGGCAGAGGCATCAGGATGAAATAACACGTATCAACAGGATATTTGCGGAAGAGATGTCGCCGATCATCGCTGAAATACAGGCAAACGAAGTGGAGATCAAGCGGCTGATGAAGTCCGGGAAAGACAAGCTTTTTGCCGGCGGCGACATCGTGTACCTGCAGAACGGGAACCTGCTCTACGCCAAAGGCGACCGCGTGGTCATTCCCCGCGGCGCCCTGGCCGCGTGCGAGCAACAGGGCTTTGCCGACGTGATCAAGACCGCGAAGTCCCTGGACCGGGAGGCCATCGAGAAGTGGCCCGACGAGAAGCTCGTCCTGATCGGAGCGGAGCGCAAGCCCACGGAAACGTTCAATTACGAGATCAAGAAACGAAAAGGATGCGAGGAGTGGGAATGATGGGAACGGGACGACTCAAGAAGAAAGATGATCTGCACTATCGTAAGGGTTCAACGGGCACACACTACAACTGCGAATGTTGCAAGAACTTTATAGATAACTTTGAAGTGCACAGTATCGGCGGGCGTTTACTGGCCGTTGAAGGGCGCTGTCGCATCATGGGGATGGAAAATTCACGAAGGTACCGCATCCGGCCGGATCATCGCTGCGATGCCCAAGAACTGGATCGATCAAAATGCTGGTGGCTGAAATGAAATTTCCCTGCCCCTACTGCCGAAAGGAACTGGATTTGATGGAGCTCAACCTGGAGCAAGACCTGAACGCGATCATGCGAACCATGAGCACCTTTGGCGCGCACGGGCACCTGGTCATGGCGTACTGCTACCTGTTCGGCGTCACGCCTTACAGGATCAAGGCGAAGAAATACCGGCTCCTCCTGGAGGAGATGAAGCGCCTGTTCGACGCCGAGGCGTTCTCCTTTGAAAAACGGAAATACAACATCAGCCGCCAGGGCATCGCCGAGGCCCTGGACATCGTCGTCAAGCGTGAATTCACCAGTACCCTGCACAACCACAATTACCTGAAGCAGGTCATGATCGGCATCGCCGAGCGGGAACGGACGGCAAAATCGAAACAGGCGGAGCGGGATCTGCGGGAGAAAGAGCGGCGCACCCTGTCGGGCATCCGCGATGGGAAACAGGAAGACTACTGCCCGACGGAGAACCTGCCCGCGGACGTCAAGGCGGGCATCGAGGGTCTGAAAAAGAGGCTGGGAATCGACAGAGGAAAATGACAGACATGCTGAACCCCTTGACTTTTGGGAAAATCTCTGGCAGGCTGGGCGTACTCAAATCGTGGGGGCTGCCCCGGCCTATCAGCGCGACCAAATATGGCGCGAAAGGGGGTTTTTTATTGGACGTATCTGTCCGAGTTGCCGGGATACCGCGAGGCCCTGGGCGTTCCTACGAGCGTGAGTACAACTCGGGCTTTTTTATTGCCCCTAACTCAAATACGTAGGAGGTTTTACCATGAAAGAACAGCATCCAGATCAAAACCCCGTCGTCACCATCGTCAATAACCAGGCAGTCACGACGTCCCTGGAGGTGGCCCGCTACTTCGGCAAGGAACACAAGAATGTCATTCGCGATATCGAAAAGCTCGAATGCTCCGAAGATTTTAGACGGCTCAATTTTGAGCCGTCTAACTACCTGAATGAACAGAACAAACAGCAACCCATGTACAAAATCACCCGCGACGGCTTCACCCTTTTGGGCATGGGCTTCACCGGCTCTGTGGCGATGCGCTTCAAGGAATCCTACATTGCCGCCTTCAACCGGATGGAGGAGGCCCTGCAGCGGATTCAGCGCGAAGCCCTCATCGAGGAAACCAAGAAAAGCGCCCTGGACTTCTTCCGGAAGGGGGCGGCTCTGACGGCCCTCCTGCAGCGGCGCGATTCCCTGGAAAAGGTCGAGCAGTTCTACTGGCTCCGGGTCCACGGTCGGCTCACCCACTACGAGGCGGCCCATGTATGCTGTCTGGAACCGCAACACGCCGACGAGATCGCCCGGACCCTGCGCGAAATCGGCCTGGCCTTGCCGGTCATCCAGGGGCAGGTGCGCAAAGAGGAGATGCGCCGTTTCTTTTCCGAGGCCGTCGGCGGGTTCCTCCCGTCGGAGGTTCGGGCCGCCCTGGCGGATCTCCGCAAGGAGGTGTCCCATGAGTAATGGACTGGAACACTGCACCGTCCCGTTGGCCCCCGTGTTCGACGCCCACGCCGACCTGGTCCGCCTGCGCGGCATCGCCGCCGCCCTGGCCTACCTGACCAGCCCCGTCCACCTCAAGGAGGACGATGATTTCGAGATCTTCCATGATTCCCTCATGGAGATCACCGAACGGATCGACCGCGCCTGCGAACAGCTCCACGGCGCGATTCGGCAAATGAAGGAGGTAACCGCGTAGATGACGGGTTTCCGCTGTAAGAAATGTCAACGCCTCTTTTTTGTGGCCGAATTGCACGACGCGGTCATTGAAATCAAATGCCCCCGGTGTGGACATGTGCAAAAGATTGTTCGGAAAGTCATAAAAAAAGCTTGATTTTTACAGTGGTAAGAGGTTAGAATTGCTTAAATTTAGAGCGATTTGATCGCCATGTGATTCAGGAAAATTAATAGAGGCTCATGAAGCCCGGTTTCCGGAGAGCAATCTCCGGGGCCGGGCTTTTTTATTTGGTGCGCGGCACGGAGGCAGCCATGACGGGTAAACAAAGGCAGGCTCTGAAATACCTGCTGCGGTTCGGCGCGGTCATCTGCCTCGCTGCGCCGATCGTCTATCACGCGATGGGGCGGCAGGCCATCATCACCCTCACCTACAAGATCTGCCTGGTTACGGTATTCGCCGGCCTGGCCGAGCTCCTCTGGGCGATCGGCTACCGGCTGTTTTTCGGTAAAATGGAGGCCCTGCAAGGCTATGAAAGGTTGGGTGTCCTTATTTTCCGCGGCCTGTTTTACGGCTCAATTATTCTGGCCGGCACCCTCGGCCTGTGAAACGACCGTCGACCGGTGCCTGCGGTACTACCCCCAGGTGATCCGGGAGGCCCGTTTCTTCGGCGGCATGGACGCCCCCGCCCATGAATTCATGGCGCAGATCGAGCAGGAAAGCCGCTGCAATGAAGGCGTGACGGCCTTCGACGGCGGGGCGGGCCTGGGGCAATTCATGCCGCGGACCGCCGAGTGGATCCACGGGCGAAAGACCGCACTCCGTGAACTCTCCGATGCGGCGGCGCCCTACGATCCCAAATGGGCGATCCGGGCGCTTGTTCTTTACGATCTTGATTTGTACAGCCAGGTGCTCTGTCCGTCCTGGTGGAACGCCTACCGCGCGTACAACGGCGGCGCCGGCCAGCTCAACAGAGAGATCCGGCGGGCCGGGTCCTGCGACCGGCAGGCGGTCGAAGCGGCCTGCCGCCGGCGGGTGATTGAAACGAAGTGGGGGCCGTTGGACCTGTGCCGGGTCAACTGCGATTACCCCCGGCAGATCCGGGCTCGGAGCGAAAAATACAAGCGTTGGTGATGACATGGACATGATCCGCAACTGGAAATGGATCGCCGCGGCGGTCCTGGTGCTGGCGGGCGTTGGGATCGGCAGCGTGGCGTCCTGGCAGATCCGGGGCGTCGGGATCCACCGGCAGAAAGCGACGATCGAGCGCCTGGGGGCCGAACTGGAGATCGCGCAGCAGGTCAGCCGGGAGAACACGGAAACGATCGCCCGCCTGCGGGCGGAGCTGCAACGGTCGGACACGCTCTGCAGCGCGCGGCTGAAAAACCGGGACCGCGTCGTCGCCCGGATCCGCGAGATCGACGCCATCAAAACGGAAGGGAAAGACCATGAAAAGGGCCCTGCTGATCCTCTGCTTGATCGGCTTAACGGCATGTTCGGCCCGGACGGCCGTTAAAACCGCGTACATTCCGGCTTCGGTGCCGGAGCTGCCGCCGGAGCCGGCTTACTACGAAGTGCTCTGGCGAGCGTCGGCCACGTCCGGCTGGTACTGTCTGGACGAGGCGAACGCAAAGAACCTGCTGAAAAACCATGCAATCATGCAGGGCTACCAGGCCGAGCTGAGGCAGATCCTGGAAAACCTATCCGGAGACAAGAATGGACGAAATTGACCAGGCGCAACAGAACGAGGAATTATTCCGGCGGAATGCCCTGAACCGGCATTTCGGGCGGTCGCAGAATCACCAGGTGAAATCGAGAGCAGCCGGCCCGGCCGTCACCTCTGCGCAGGGGGATGGACCGGGACCCGGCACACACTTGTGCGCCGACTGCGGAAAGGAAATCGACGCGGACCGCCTGGAGGCCAGACCCGGCGCCACCCGCTGCATCGACTGCCAGAAACGGCATGAAAGGGGGGCCACGCGTGGACTCGTTTAGCCTTTCCAATATCTTCAAGATTGCCGGGGATTTCGGACTGGTCGGCTTGATCTTGTTTCTCTGGTGGCTCGATAACCGGCGCATCTGGGCGGTCATGGACCAGTACAAAAACGACATGGCGGAACAACGGAAGATGTACGAGGCGAACGTTTCCCTATGCCGGGACTTCGCCAGTATCGCCAAGGATTTGCGGGACATTGTGACCCTCAATATCCAGAAGATGACCGAAGTGGATGACGCCATCCGTCAGAATCAGTTTTGCCCGCTGGTCCGGGTGGATGCGCAGAAAGTGCTGAAACTGACGCAACTTACACAGAACAATCCTTAACGGAGGGCGGCATGAGCGAAAGATTGAAATGGATAGGACGACGCCAGACGTTGGAAATGGAAAAAAAGTCCCTGGAAATACGTATCCAGGGGCTGATCGATAATCTGCGGGACGCTCTGGACCCGATGGCTCCGATCGAGGATCTGCAGCCGGACAAGATCGCCGAATGGTCCATTGCGCTGGATGACGCGAAGAAACGCTACCAGGACGTCCTGGGCGGCCTGAAACAGTTACGCAACCTCCTGGGGGAATGATGCCCGCTCGGTCCAAGATCACGCAATTGCCGGACGAGATCCGGTCCGAACTGGAACGCAGGCTGATTACCGGCGGTTTCAGCGACTACTCCGCCCTGGAACAATGGCTGCGCGATCAGGGTTACGAGATATCGCGGTCCGCCATTCACCGCTTCGGGCAGGATTTCGAGGCAAAGTGCGAGGCGATTCGCATCGCGACGGAGCAGGCCAAGGCGATCGTCTCCACCGTCGGCGACGACGAGGGAAGCATGAACGAGGCCCTCATCCGCCTGATCCAGCAGTTGAGCTTCGACATTCTGGTCAAGAACCAGGACGCCGATATCGCCGCCCTGCTGCCGAAGATGGGCGTCATGGTGGCGAAACTCAGCAAGGCGTCCGTCGACCAGAAGAAGTGGATGGCGGAGGTCAGAAGCAAGGCGCGGGACACGGCCGAAGAGATCGTCAGGGAAGTGAAGAAAAGCGGGCTTTCCGAACAGACCGCCGAAGAAATCCGGAAGAAGATTTTGGGGATCGTATGACCGACGCGAACCGACAGAATGATTTCGACCAGGCGCGCGCCGCAACGGGCGTGCTCTTGCCCTACCAGGTCAAGTGGGTCGCCGATCAGGCGCCGGTCAAGTGGATCGAAAAATCGCGGCGTGTCGGCATCTCCTGGGCGGAGGCGGCGGACGACACCCTGTACGCCTCCGAGAAGGGCAGCGGCGAGAAACGCAACGTCTGGTACATCGGCTACACGAAGGACATGGCCCTGGAATTTGTGAACGACTGCGCCAACTGGGCCCGGGCCTACAACCTGGCGGCTTCGGAAATCGAGGAATACGGCGAGCCGGATGAAATGGAGATCGGCGGCGTCGTCCAGGAAAAGAACATCCTGGCCTATAAATTGACCCTCGAATCGGGCTGGCGGATCACGGCGCTGTCCAGCCGTCCGACCAACCTCCGCGGCAAGCAGGGACGCGTGGTCATCGACGAGGCGGCGTTCCACGACGACCTGCCGGGTCTCCTCAAGGCGGCGATGGCGCTTTTGATGTGGGGCGGCCAGGTGCGGGTCATCAGTACCCATTTCGGGGACACGAACGAATTCAACTCCGTTATCCAGGACATCCGGGCCGGGAAGAAGCCCTACAGCCTCCACCGCGTCACTTTCGACGACGCCCTGCAGGACGGACTTTACCGGCGGATTTGCGCGGTACTGGGGCGTGAATGGACAATGGACGGCGAGGCTCTCTGGCGGCAGGGCATTATCGATTCCTATGGCGCCGACGCTGACGAGGAGCTTTTCTGCATCCCGTCCCAGGGGACGGGGACCTTCCTGACCCGCGCCGTGATCGAGACCTGCCTGTCTCCGGAGATCCCCGTGATCCGCTACGAGCAGCCCGCCTCATTCGCCGAATTGCCGGACCACATCCGTTATGCGGAAGTCAAGGACTGGTGCGAAGAAACACTGAAGCCCCTGCTCCGGGATCTCGACCCGGCCAGGAATACCGTGGTCGGCGAAGATTTCGGCCGGCTCGGCGACCTGTCGGTCTTCCTCCCGCTGGAAGAACAGCAGGCCGCCAACTGGCGCGCCCTGTTTCAGGCGGAGTTGAGGAACATTCCATTCCAGCAGCAGGAGCAGATCTTTTACTACATCTGCGACCGCCTGCCCCGATTCCGCTTCGGCGCCCTGGATGCCCGGGGCAACGGCCAGTACCTGGCGGAGCGCGCCATGCAGCGGTACGGCGCCGGCCGGATTGCCCAGGTCATGCTGACGGAGCCCTGGTATCGGGAGAACATGCCGAAGGTCAAGGCGGCCTTTGAGGACAAGACCATTCTGCTGCCAAAAGACGCCGATGTGATCGAGGATCTGCGGGCATTCAAGGTTGTCCGCGGTGTCGCCCGGCTGCCGGAGGTGCGGGTCAAGGGAAAGGACAACAAGCTGCGCCACGGCGATGCGGGCGTGGCCGTGGCGATGGCCTGGTTTGCCGTCCACCAGGAATGGGGCGGCGGCCCCGTCGCCTATGAAACGGTCAGTCGGCGGCGTTTCGCACCATCGGGCGACGACACCGGCGGCGGCGCCTACGTCTCGAGAGGAGCTTACTGATGGCCCTGTTGTACGATCAGTTTGGACGCGAGGTTCAAGTAGAAAAACGGCCGGAGACGCGGGAAATCGCAGTCACGATGGTCCGCGACCGCTGGAGCGAGTACCCCTCCGGCGGACTTACGCCTCAGAAGTTGGCCACGATTTTCAAGGAGGCCGACATAGGCGACGTGGCCCGCCAGGCGGAACTTTTCGAGGAAATGGAGGAGAAGGACGCGCACCTCTTCTCCGAGATGCAAACCCGAAAGAACGCCGTCCACGGCCTGGATTACGAAATCACCCCCTGGTCCGAAAGCGCCGGGGACAAGCAGATCCGTGACTTTGTCGCCGATTGCGTTTTCAACCTGGAATCTTTCGACGACGCCCTCCTCGATCTGCTGGATGCGATCGGAAAGGGCTATTCTCTTGCCGAGCTCCATTGGGATATGTCAAGCGGAAAGGCCTTGATCAATCACCTGACCTGGATCCACGCCAAAAAGGCCGTCTTCTACGAGCGCGGCGCCGCGGACCCCTGGCGGAGGAGTTTCGAAGTGCCCCGGATCCTGACGGAGGCGGAACCTGTCCACGGCGAGGAAATGCCGCCGTTCAAGCTCGTCTACCACCGCTACAAGGCCCGCTCCGGTTATGACACCCGCGCGGGTGTCATGCGGGTCTGCGCCTGGATGTACCTGTTCAAGAACTACTCCCTGAAAGACTGGGTGGCCTTCGCGGAAGTCTACGGCATGCCGCTGCGTCTCGGGAGATACGAGGTCGGTGCGACGCCGGAAGACAAGGCCGCACTCATCGCCGCGATCCGCTCCCTGGGAAGCGACGCCGCCGGCGTCATCTCCAAGAACACGGAGATAGAATTCGTTGAGACGATCAAAAACGCCGGAACGAACAACGTGTACGAAACCCTGGCGAACTTCTGCGACAAGCAGATGTCCAAGGCCATCCTCGGCCAGACGGCGACCACCGAAGGCACGCCGGGCAAGCTCGGCAACGAGGACGCCCAGGACAAAGTCCGCCAGGATCTGATCATCGCGGACGCGGAATCGCTGGCCAAGACGATCCGTTTCCAGATCATCCGCCCCCTGGTGGGCTACAACTACGGATGGGACAAGCCGCTGCCCTGGTTCAACCTGCGTTACGAACGTCCGGAGGACCTGGAGATGTTGATGAACGTCTACAAGGGCGCCTCCGAAATCGGCCAGCCCATCTCGCAGGAACATGTTTCCGAGCGGTTCAAAATCCCGCTGCCGGCGAAGGGGGAAACGGTGCTGAAAAAACCGGCGGCCGAATCGTGGCATGCAAACAGCCCTGTGGCGGCGTCATATCGCCTGCACGGCCAAAACGCCCCCGGCTTGGTGCCTGTGGCCGCGTCGGCCGGGAAAAGCGCTTTTACGCCTGACCAGGCGGCCGTCGAGTCCATGATGGACACCGCTCTGCCGGATGCGGCCGGCGCATTGCAACGAAACGAGGACCGGATCCTGGAAGCCCTGCAGTCGGCCCAATCTTACGAAGAGGCCATGCAGAATATCCTGGAAACCTATCCGCTGATGGACATGGACGAACTGGCGGTCCAGCTGGAGCGGGCAACGTTTAACGCGCACCTGTACGGGCGCTATGCCGCGGAGAAAGGGGCGAAATGACGGCGATCGACCTGAAACCGCTGCCGATGGAGGAGGCCGTGCAGTACTGGCGGAACAAGGTCCTCCTGTCCCCCGGGCAGTTCGCACGCCTGTCCAACGAGGCAAAACTGCACGCCTTTGCCGTATCCGGCATCGCCAAGGGGGATGAGCTGGCCACGGTGTACCAGGCCCTGCAGTCGGCCATCGCCAAGGGAACGACCTACGCCGATTTTCAGCGTGACATCGCCGCCGTCATCGAACGCCGAGGCTGGACGGGTGTGCGGGCCTGGCGGGTGGAGAATATCTTCCGGACGAACATCCAGACGGCCTACAGCGTGGGCCGCTACAAGCAGATGCGGGAGACGGCAAACCGCCGCCCCTACTGGCGCTACAGCGCCGTCAACGACAGCCGGACGCGCCCGACTCACCTGGCACTGCACGGCAAGGTGTTTCCCGCGGACCATCCCTTCTGGGACACCTGG